AATGCTAAATGAAGGATTTGAGTATCGTAAAAAAACATTAAAACCAAAAACTGGACATTTAGTTCAATTGCTTATTTATATGAAAATTCTTAAGAAGTCAAAGGGTGTTCTTATTTATGAAAATAAAAATAATCATGAATTATTAATTTTACCAGTTACTGTAACAGACTACTATCGTCAATGGATAGATGAAACTTTTCAATGGATGAGAGATGTTCGTAAGGCTTGGGTTGAAAAAACACTTCCAACTAAAAATTACAGATCTAATTCAAAGATTTGTAAAACATGTCCAATTCAAAAAGCATGTGCAGATGCTGGAGATGGTGTACTTAAAATTCAATCTCTGAAAGGGCTTAGTGAAACGATGTGATAGGTGCGACAATAACTTTAAGCCTACAGTAACTTATCAAATTTATTGTAGCGTTGAATGTAGAAATGCCGCAACAAAAGAAAAAATTGCTGAACGATATCAAGTAACTCGTAGGCAAAAAAGAAAAGGCAAGGTTAGGATGTGCCTTGGTGGTTGTGGTACCTCTCTTTCAATTTATAATGATGAAGGTTTTTGTGCCAATTGCAATGTAAGTAAAAAAGCGGTAGATAAAATGTTAAAAGAATTAAAAGGATTTTTTGAGTATGAGCAAGAATAAATGGGGATTAGAAATAATGCCAAAAACTATTTGTGCCATTGATGCTAGTACTAATAGTCTTGCCTTTGCATTATTTGATACCCAAAAAAAATCGTTGGGTATAGTTGGAAAAATAAATTTTGAAGGTAATAACATTTATGAAAAGATTATGGACGCTGGCAAGAAGGTAAAATCATTTTTAGATTATTATGGTGGTTTTGAAGCAATCATTATTGAGCATACCGTTTTTATGAATAGTCCTAAAACAGCAGCAGATCTTGCTTTGGTTCAAGGTGCCATTTTAGGTGCAGCAGGCCAGTCTGGTACAAAAATAATTGGTAAAGTTTCTCCTATTACTTGGCAAAATTTTATTGGAAATAAAAAAATATCAAAAGATCAAAAATTATATATTAAATCACAAAACCCAGGAAAATCAGAGTCATGGCTTAAATCTTATGAAAGAGAAATAAGAAAGCAAAAAACCATTAAGTTCATTAATACTATTTATGATAGAACTATTACAGATAACGATGTCGCTGATGCCTGCGGTATTGGACATTGGGCTATCAATAATTGGAATAAGGCAGTTGGTGTTGTAAATGATTAATCCTAAAAAAGAAGCAATGATAGAGCATTTAATTTTTCAGGGGGCTATCAATGTTGAATCTATGGATCCAATTACGGGAGAAACAAATTATACTATTAATGATAAATTAAAAGATGTTAGTCCAGAGTTATACTATGAACTTGAACAACAATTTAATGATCATATTTTTGAGTTGTCTCAAAAAGGCCCAATGGCCATGGTATGGAAGATCAGGTTGTAATTTTTATGGGAAAGATGTATACTAGTGAGGTGTGGCTAAGAAAAAGATTTCTTGTTGATAAAAAAACACCACAAGAAATTGCCAAAGAGTGTGAGGTAAGTGTAGAAACTATCTATGTTTATCTCGCCAAATTTAGATTAAGGAAATCAAAAAGATGAAACTAAAAAAAGAAAAAGATTATATAACTGTTTATTGGGCACCTGCCACATCTGTGGACGATGCTTTTCATGGTGAAATTAATATGATGTTTCCAGAACCAACAAATATGTTTTCATATTTGGTATCAAGAAGATCTAAATTTGAAAAATCAAGATCTATATTTGTTTGTCCAGCATTTAAAGATAAAATGCAAAAGACTTTTGTTTTTAAAAATGCTATGGAATGTAATTTTTTATATGAAACTGATGATACTGGGTGGATTAATTTTACAGATTTAAAAAATTTTCCAATTCCAGTAACAAGACATAGAGCACCAGGTTTTGATTTTGGACCAAGTATTGTAATTGAAACACCTTATATTTTTTTTGCAGATGAAGATTTAGAGGCTGTATTTTCACAGCCAACATTTCATGAACCAGGATATACAAAATATGGAACTATTGTTCCAGGATCATTTAATATTGGATCTTGGTTTAGACCATATCTAATTGAACTTCAAATGTGGAAAAATTCTGGAGAATTGCTCATAAAAGAAGATGAGCCATTATTTTATGTTGAGTTTTTAACAAAGAAAAAAATTAAATTAGTAAGATTTAACTATACAAAAAGAATGGCAACATATGCACAACATTGTGTAGATGCACCAGGTATTTTTGGATGGAATATTCCATTGATAAAAAGATATAGAAAATTTAAAGAATCAAGAATGGGAGATATGATTTTAAAAGAAATAAAAGAAAATATTATTGGAGAGTTTAATGAGGGTCAATAAAAAATTTATTTTATTTTTTTTATTTTTGCTAACGATAATTAGTTATGCTATGATTGTAATTAAAAATATTCCTGAAATATTTGATTGGGATTTAGAGGAGGAATTTGATGAAAATGATTAAACACTTTGTAAATGTCGCAGTTGCAGTGAGCCAAAGGATTTTTTGTAAACATTTAAACACTGATGTTGCTTCTTGCCCATTTACTAATAAAACATATACTACATGTTTAAAATGTTATAAACGAATAGATGAAAGAATAACAGAGTAATGAAACCAGGGGAAACAATAATGATTGATGGTATGCCACATGTATATTCAAGTAATATTGTAGATGCCGACGAAAAATTTCATATAACAGTAGATCAGGTTAATCATCCATCACATTATACAAGCGATCCTTCTGGAGTTGAATGTATTCAGATTACTCGCCATCGCAATTTTAATATTGGCAATGCTTTTAAATATCTTTGGAGAGCAGGAATTAAAGATGATAAAAAGCAAATAGAGGACTTACAAAAGGCTATATTTTATATTCAAGATGAAATCAATAGGTTAGAAGGTAAATATGTCAAGTGAAATAGATTTAATAAATCATCTTGATGAAGTTAATAGCGTTGTTACTGAATACTTAAAAGGTAATGATCCAACAAAAATTTCTAAAGAACTTAACATTCCAAGAACTCGTGTAGTTGCACATTTGGATGAATGGAAAGAATCAGCATCAAATAATTCTGCTATTCGTGCTCGTGCAAAAGACGCATTGGCTGGAGCGGATGCCCACTATAGCAAACTAATTTCTAAATCATACGAAGTTATTGATGAAGCATCTATGACTAATAATCTTAGTGCAAAAACTGCTGCAATTAAACTTGTTATGGATATAGAGTCTAAAAGAATTGATATGCTACAAAAGGCTGGACTTCTTGAAAATAAAGAATTGGCAGAAGAAATGGTTGAGATTGAACGTCGTCAGGAAGTATTGGTTAGCATTCTTAGAGATATAGCATCTGAACACCCAGAGGTTAGAGATATTATTATGCAAAGACTATCCACTATTGCAAAAGAGGGGGAAGTGATTACAGTTGTCCACGATGTTCAATGATTTTTTAGAAGTACTTAAAGAAAATCATTTTATTGAAAAGCCTGTTGACGCAAAAACATTTGTTGAGTCTCCAGACTATCTTGGGCAACCACCTTTATCTGAAATTCAATATACAATTGTAGAGGCAATGAGTCAAATCTACCGTAAAGAAGATGTAGTTGATATTATTGGAAAAGGCGGAGAAGATTATTATAATAAATATACAAAGAACGAACTTATTCTACAACTTGGCAAGGGTAGCGGTAAAGACTTTGTATCTACAGTAGCATGTGCATATGTAGTTTATAAAATGCTTTGTCTTAAAGATCCAGCAGTATATTATGGTAAACCTGCAGGCGATGCTATTGATATTATCAATGTAGCAGTTAACGCACAACAGGCTAAAAATGTTTTCTTTAAAGGATTTAAGACTAAGATTGAGCGATCCCCATGGTTTGCAGGCAAATATAATCCTAAAGCAGATTCTATTGAATTTGATAAATCAATTACTGTTTATTCTGGTCACTCAGAACGTGAATCGCATGAAGGTTTAAACTTGTTTATGGCAGTGCTTGATGAGATTTCTGGTTTTGCTACTGAGGTTGGAACTGGAAATGAACAAGGAAAAACTGCTGATAATATCTATAAAGCATTTCGTGGTACCGTAGATTCTCGCTTTCCTGATTTAGGTAAAGTAGTTTTACTTTCATTCCCTCGTTATCAGGGTGACTTTATTTCTCAAAGATATGAGTCAGTAATTGCTGAAAAAGAGGTAGTAGCAAGGTCTCATAAATTTATAATAAACGAAGAATTGCCAGAAAGTCCAGATAATGAGTTTGAAATATCATGGGATGAAGATCATATTATTTCATATAAGATTCCTAAAATATTTGCATTAAAGCGACCAACATGGGAAGTAAATCCTACACGTAAAATTGATGACTTTAAGGTGGCATTCTTGACAGATCTTGGAGATGCAATGATGCGTTTTCTTTGCACACCAACATATGCTTCAGATGCATTTTTTAAAGATCGTGAAAAAGTTTCAAAGTGTATGAATACAAGAAATCCAGTAGACCAGTTTAGAAGATTTGATGAATCATTCAAACCTGATGAAGATAAAATTTATTTTGTTCATGCTGACCTTGCACAAAAACATGACAAGTGTGCAGTAGCAATTGCCCACGTAGATAAGTGGGTAAATGTTCAACTAATTAAAGACTATGATCAAATAGCGCCAATAATTGTAGTAGATGCTGTTGCTTGGTGGGAACCAAAGGCTGAAGGACCAGTAAATCTTTCAGAAGTAAAAAATTGGATTATTAATCTTAGAAGACAAGGATTTAATATTGGGATGGTATCATTTGACCGTTGGCAGTCATTTGATATTCAGAATGAATTACAAGCGGTAGGGCTGAGAACAGAGACTGTATCAGTAGCAAAAAAACATTATGAGGATTTGGCTATGATGATTTATGAAGAAAGAAT